TTAATACGTCTTGGTCTCTATCCCTCATGATGCCCCTCCTCTCTTAGTTGGCGGCATCATCGCAGATCTAATCTTATTGCTCAAGATGCGGTTATTTTGACGGAAACGAAATAAGGATCAAGACAATCCATAAAAGCACCTTTACCGCAATGGATAACATCTTCATTTTCATGCCCCCTTACATACGTCTCGTATAAATTCGGAATGAATATCTCATTCGCCTTGAGCGTCACTGCTCCTTTAACCAGCCCGTTTTTGATGTACTCGATGTTCTTCCTGAGTCTCGAGACCAACGGGTAATTGCTTGTTTCATTTAAAAACTCCATAAAATCCTCCTTATCCCATAGTGCAACCGGAACAGTCGCCGCCGCACCCGCCCTGACATGATCCGGTACATCCGGAATCGCACGATCCGGTGCAGGTCGCTCCGCATGTCCACGTGCATCCCGAACACCGGTAATAGTCGCTGTTCTGCCCGTCAAGAAGATCGGCATTGACCGCATAGGGCACCGTAATTGTTGAAAGCACGATCGAGTCATGCTTGAGCCGTATATTGTTCCCGCTCACATCCAACTGCTTGCCGTACGGCGTCATATCCGGCGACGTCTGCATATCAAAAAAACCCTTCGTGCCTGCGGCGTTTGTCCCGAAATACTTGCTGGCTCCCGGGCTTGCGCTTCCGTTGACCAGCTTCTCGGTGCCTACACCTCCGTCTTTAAGCTGAAGCGTATCGCCCCCTGAAACCTGAAACTGCGCCGTATCAATAAGGCCGTCCAGATATTCCGGCGTCGTATCGCTCACATCGGCTTTAAGCTTGTTGGGGGAATTTTCCGCAGGCAAGACGCCAGCCGCACTCGGCACGCTTGCCAGACCTGTGAGCGCTGATCCGTGAACCTTATTAGGCGAAGTGATCTGCGCCAGTTTTGAGTCCACGATCCCGGCCGACGGCGACACCTTATCGTTCGTGATCAATAAATTAGGATCCGTGCCAAGCTCGACCGCATCCCAGTTCGCCCTGCAGGCGGCCGGGAAGTTGATCAAGAGCATGTCGTTTTCTGGTTTTGTTTTATCCCATGCCATGTTTTTCTGCCTCCTTCTTGTAGCTCTCCGCCACCTTGTTCATGTCGTAGAGCTGAACCCCGTAAATGCGGAGCATCTCGATCCAGCAGGCGTCATGCACAATCAGGTGCTGGGCGTAGTTAAACGCCTGCTCGACGCAGGTAAATACCATCGGTTTCTTGCCGGGCGTGCGCAGGATAATGTCGCCCCGCACGGCCACATACGCCATGTCCGGCGGGATTTTCTTTCCGCATTTGTGACAAACTAAATCGCTCATTGAATGCCCTCCATTTCTTTGGCGTAAGCAATAAACTGTGCAAGTATTCCGTTAAGAGCGGGCTTGCTGAAATCTGCGTTCTTTACGCTGACGCTCTTGAACTTGCCGATCACGCCGTCCTCGTTTATTTTGTAGAAGATGACTCCGTTTGAGAAAACATTCCCGTCAAACTCGATCACCACTTTTTGCGCTATCAACTCTTTCATTGCTTCTCCTCCTTAAATTCCATGAGCCTGCCAGTCGAACTCGCCAGACTGTTCGGCACCTGACCCGTCATACAGTTTCACGGTAAAGCCCGTGACTGTCTTATCAGTGAACTTGGTATAAATGCCGTTGCCGAACGTGATCGTGATATGCACGATCGGTTCTTCGTGAAATGATTTATTGAACATTACCTGCCTGCCTTCAGAAGGAACGCTCACCGTATCGTGGCCGTATTCGTCCAGATCCGGAAGGTCGCCGTGATAATAAAGCGATGAGCATTTCACGCTGTCGCTTATGTTCTGCCGGGTCAAAGTCATGCGCACCTGAAAATACCGGCACAGATAATCGCCCGCCTGATAGGGCGTCCAGTCCGTCCAGACCATGCTGTCCTCGGATGTCCTGATCTCAAAGGTAGCAACGCCCGTGCTTTCAATTCCCGAAAACCGCAAAGTCTGGCTGGAATCAAACCGTGTGACGCTGTCGTCATCGAACCGCCTGCCGGTATAAAGGGTCGTGATCACATCGATCGAAATATAAACCGTTGAAACAAACCCGAAGTCACGCACCGGGCAGGTGTAATTCCCTGATACAAAACCCGTCTCGATCTCAAGATTGCCGCTATCTAAAACAAGGTGGTCTTTTGCGCCCGCCCATGCCGAATGCTCTGCAAACTCGGCAATGATGTTGCGAAAGGGAATGCTCGTGATCGTAATCACCGCTTCTTTAGCGTTCTCGGAATAGTTGCCCGAAGTATCAATCGCCTTGATCCAGTACCGCTGATCCGCTCCCGGCCGGAAATAGGTCGTGAGATAATGCGTCCCCTGTTGAAAGGTCACCACCTGTCCGCTGTTCCAATCCGCACCCCAGCGGATTTCGTAGCCCCACACATCCACATCCGTAATTTCTGACCAGCCGAAATAAAGACGGTCTCTGTCTTGATTGACAAGGAACGTGCTGACATCGCTGGGCGGGGCTGATTTGCCGATGACATAAATCTCGGCTGTCGGTGCATTACTCAATGATCCTTCCTGCCCGAGATCGGATACCGACACCACCTTGACCTTGTAGGTAAGCTTTTCCATGATGTCGCCGGATATTTGGAAATGCGTTCCGGTCGTTTCACCACGGGAAAACCATGAATAACCGTTGTTATCGCTTAAATAAATCTTTGCCCGGGCATAGGTTTTCACATAGAGGTCGGCGACCTGCGGCTTGTCGAACCACACATCAATCGTGTTCTCAATCGTGCCGTCCGGCTTTTTCACCAGCCGTTCGGTCAGCTTTAGATTTTGAACCGATGGGATTTCTGTTGAAAGCGCCGAGAAATTGCTCTGCGGAAGGATTATGTCCGAGTCGTCATACACGTTCGGGTTATATTCCAGCGCCTGAACCTGCACCTCATTGGTGCCTTCCCGCTGAATCGAGACAACTCGGAAATCCTTTTTGACCTTGTTGGTCTCGCCGAACGCATAAACATCAAACGCTTCCGGTACCCGGCTAAACGCCGCACACGCAAGCTCCGCATGTTCACCTGTGGGTGATGTAACCGTGCGTTCCTCAATCGTATCGTCCGCAAACCGCACCTGAATCTTGTAGGATTTCCCGTCTTCAATTACCGCAGTGCGATCAAGTTTGACCAGCGTTTCCGTAGTCCCTTCTTTAACCCGGCCGGAAAAACCCCACTGCGGCACGTCATGCGAAAGGGAAATAATATCTCCGGCCTGACAAGCAACTGCATCAATACCGGTCTTAAACGTGATCGAGCGGTTCACATACTTGGCGACCTTAAGCGCATATCGTCCGGCACGAATCGCATAGCTGGCTCGTGTAGTAAAAAGCCGAATCTGGCTCTTACGCATCGGATCGCCTGAAGACAAAGCCTCCTCGTCCATGTAGGCAACCGTCTCCTGACGGAAACCCTTGTCCCGATCCATGTATTGAATCTCGATAACGTTCGGAATTTCTTTGAGCGTCTTCCAGCTTTGCGCAAAACTGTCTTTGACAATATTGCCCATGCCGAATAACTGCGTGGGCGGGGAAACTTTATCCACCTTGAACGATATGCCGCCAGCGCTGTAAACCGGCATAGCGTTGAACGTGGCGCAAAGCTGAATAAGCAAATCCAACGCCTTGGTGTTTGAATCCAAAACCACATCGAGCCGGAAACGTTTTTCATATCCTCCCTGACCATTGCTGACCCGTTCCTCGCAATAGCGGGACATTTCCAGAAGCGAAGCGTTATCCAGATTGATATTTGAAATAAACTCGCCGAGGCCGTATCGGGAATGAGTGATGAGATCACGCAGACACCACACCGGGTTGGCCGAGTATTTCTCGACGTAATCAAAACCATTCCACGAAAGGATCGTGTTGTCCGACAAAAGCCGGTAGTCAGTTCCGTCCCAGTAGTAATCGTCCCAGTCCGCTTCCTGCGTGCCGTTCATAATCCGTGGCACCCGCACCTTTTTGCCTTTTATTACCACCGTGATATTTGGCATGGAACCGTTGAGCTGATCCGTTGCCAAAAGTTTGATAGCCAATAGAGCAGTATGCGGATACTTCAAATCGTCTGTTTTAAGCTCATCGATCTGAAACCACGTCAGATCGCCGACCTTAAGCGGACTGAGCGAGCTATCCTCGGACGTGCGTGTGACACGAACGTCATATTTCCCGGGAGTAAGACCTTCCTTGCGAAATACACGGCGCACGGTCGTGCGTGATTTCGTGCTGACGGTCTGCTCCCCAAGATCAAGCCCCGTGCCGGAACTATGCTCTTTGTATTCCACCCGGAAATTCACCGTCCAGCTGGAGATATCGCCGCCGCTGGCCTGCTGATACAATCCGTTATTTAATCGCAGGTGAACTTCAAAACCCTCCACATCGGAGTCGATCGTTGTATAAATAAAGGAATTGTTTTGCGTGAGCGTAGCGTTGACCGGGTAGAGATTATGCAGTTCCTCAAAATTCTCCATGACCGGCTGGTCATTTGAACCAAACCGCTTGATAATCGTCACGCCGTCATAATTTTCAATTGGATTGTCGTTGATCTCAATGCTCCCAATGTCCTCAATCTCGCCTTCGCACAAAGCCAGAAGCACATTGAGATAATTTTTGTCCCCGTCATCCCATAGATACTGATTGATGATATTGCCGCCGACCTTATGCTCGCCGTAAACCACGGCCACCGGCACACCGACCTCCTGAAGCGTCTGCACGCCGTCCCACCCGTAGGTAGGCGATCCTTCATCAAGACTGCCTCCGCCGCCAGCGCCAAGATTAAAATCCGGCATCCGGGGCTGGTTCATGTACTGGTAAATTGAATACCCCATCGAAAGGACAAAGAACGCAAAAAGAAAAGGATGCGCCGCCGCAACCGCCCAGACCGCTGAAACAATGGCCGAGACAATCGCCACCACCGGCGCTTTGACTTCCGGCACCACGATGATCTCGTCCCCAAGCTCAAGCCGTGTCTCAAAATCGTCAATGCGTTTGCCGCTGACTATGACCCGTTTGTCTTTGTATTCAAAACCCGATTCAGTCAGATATGCGGCAAGCGTCTTGTCCCGTGAATAGGGAAAAGATTTTATATCCGCTTCCTCCGGCTTAAACGGATTCGTGATGTTTCGTATCGTTACCATGTTCTCGCCTTCAATCTGTAAAATCCTTCGATCTTCGTTCTCCATGACGGGTCATCCAGCCGGGAAACCACCACCCCTGCCCGGCAACAGTGAATAAACCGCCTGCCTGCGAGCGCCACGCCCGCATGATTGGCAACGCCCCGAGAGTTCAAAAACAGAACACCGTCTAAAACTTCCGGAACCTGCGCACGATCCCAGTCATGAAAATAGTTGTCCTTAAAATAATCTTTGCCTTTCAAACCCCAGACCTTCTCGTATTGCAAATCTTCAATATCAAACAGTCGAAAGCCCAAGTCCGCATAAACCAATTTCAAAAACCCCCAGCAGTCGAGTCCTTCCATCGTCCGACCGTGATGCTTATAGGGCACGCCCAAATACTTCTCGATCATGAGCCGCTCTACATCACGTATATCCGTCTGGACGGAACCGAAGGAAAAGCGCCGTAGCGTTTGTAATTGCCCAGTTGTTTGCATCTCTGCTGTGTCTTGTTGCATGAACCCTCACCTCCCGTATATCCGCACTCGACCGATTTAAACTTCCATGCACAGTAATTTCTGGAATACCTGCGGGCGGGCAGATCCAAAGCCAGCACATCGAACTTGCCGGTCAAAGTAAATTCCACGTTCTGCTGATCTGCGGTGTAACTGTCGATAAAGAACACATCATCCATGTATGCGTCCGGATCCATCAGTTGATCAGCCCAGACCATGCGGATCGTCACTTTCTTTCCCCTGAAATCGTATTGCTCCAGATACGCCTGAATGATCCTTGAAACATTGGCAAGGCGTACCTTGACCTGATCGATCTGTCCTTGATTGTTCTCGCCGACAAACTCGTGCGTGATCGGAAACTTTGCGTAAAGGACGCCGTTATAGGTCACGTCCGTATCGTAAGAAGCAAGATGCAGATCATTTGTGCCGTCATATTTTTCGATGACGTATAAAAACAGCGGCTGATTGTCCGCCTTGGCTTTCTGCGCTTTAAACGTCGGGTCAATTGTTCTCGGCATCACTTCACCTCGATAAAATCAAACTCGAAGTCATACAGGTCGTAGTCCTTCAAGCTGAACTTGAAACTGTCATCTGCAAACCTGACGGTGTATTCCACGCTGTCGTTCGGGTTCGTCCATGTGAATGCAGTCAAAGAGCCAAGCCTCCCTGTAAAGAAGACCTTGACCGCATCCACCTCGCTCTTTTTTCTGTTACGAAACCGCAATGACCATTTGCGTTGCGGGTTAGACCATTTTTTCCTGCGCTGTTCTGCGCCGTTCTCAAACTCGGAAACGATCGTTTTATAGGAAACGGTCTCATCAACGGCGTAATCGGGAACGTAAATAAAATCGCTCATGCGTAACTCCTGATCACTGACCTGATCTTGCCGTTATTGTAAATGTCATCGGCAATGGCATTGGATAACGCCTTGCGGTTGCGCCACACGTCCTGTGCGTCCCACGCCTGAATGACTTGATTGATGTTAATAGTGACGCCGCCTTGCTTTTGTGCCTTGCCGTCGTTCAAATCCCGAAGCGTATCCGACCCGCCAAGCGCACGCATACCCTTGCGGGATAAGACACCTTCGCCGGTTTGAGCGATAATCGGCACCTCATCCGGCGCAAGCCCGTCATGGGCTGTAATCATCCCGCCACGATGCCTGCGCACCATGCCGCCACGATGAAACAGCTGGTTGACCGCCACCCCGAAAATCTGCCCGCTGGGACCCGCCATGGCGGTAAGCAGTTTGATCATCACGATTTTGGCCAGTATCTGCGAAATCGTCTGAAGGATCGCCCGGCCGAAATTGGCAAAGACTTCCCGGGCACTGCTCAGCTGGTTCGTGAATGCCTTAAAAAATAATTCGGAGAAAGCGGTTTGCATTGCCTGTGCGGTCTGCTTGGTAAATTCCAGCATGGCGTTAAAGCCCTGCGCCGTTTCCTGCGCCTGCTGTTTGACCTGACGTGCGACCTCTTTCAAGATGCCAGCGGTCTTGTCTCCGGTATCCTGCGCCTTTGCGAAAACAAGCTCGTATTGTTTAAGCGCCGCCTTGGCGTTCTCCTCTGCGGCCAAAGCGAATACTTTCTTCTGTTCATCCAAGCTGGCGCTGAATTTCTTGAGCGTCTCCGCCGCATTGCGGTACGCCTCGCCGAAGGCTCCGGGAAGTTTTCCGAGCACTTCATAAAATTTGATCAGGGGAATAAGCAATTTTTGAAAGACAGTGGTGCCGACCTCCAGCAGAGTAAAAAAGCCGGTAATGACCTGATACATAACGCCCTGTAAAAACCCCAGAACATGCCAGAGTGCCTGACCGGCAGACTCGGCAAAATCGTTCCATTTTGATTTCAGCATCTGCACCTTTTCGTAATTGGTCATCACTTCCAGATTGACCGCTTCAAGATGCATTTTGCTTTGAGCCAAAACGTGGTTGGCCACCGCCTGCGCCTGATAGTTGCGCTCGACTTCCTGCGTGGACATGCCAGTCGCTTTTGCGTAAGCGTTGATGGCGTCTTTTAACGAAACCTGCAACCCGTAAGTCTTTTCAAGCGGGCGTAGCATGCCGCTGTTGACGGCGTTGGCGATATTCTCAAACGCTTCCTCTGTGGTCTGCCCAAAGATGCGGGCTTCCGCACGAGCCTGTCGCATTAAAGCGGTGATCTGATCCATGCCCAGCCCCTGCGCCATGAGCGCAGTGATCTTGTCTGCCACATTGGAGAAATTGACCGTCCCGGCCGACACTTCCAGAACTGCCTGCTTCATTTTCTCGGCGCTTAATCCCATTCCCTCGGCCATGTTCCTAAAACTGGCCTCAATCTGCTGGGCTTTTGCACCTTCCTGCATAAGATCCCACGCTTTGCTCAATGCCATAATGGCCGCCGTGGCCGTGGCGGTGATCGCCAGCCAGTTCTGCTTCCACGTATTGGCGAACCGCTGAAGGTTACCCTTGAACCCCTCTAGGCGTTTCGACGCTTCATCACGCAAGCGCAATATGACCGATAGTTCCTTGTTCGTCATTTGCCCATCCTTTTCATACTTTCCGCTTCCATTTCTTTCAGTTCTTTCTCGATGAACTCAAGCGCATCGATTAACTTGGCCGGTTGATCCAGCCATGTGCCGGGGTTTGGGAGATAACCATTCCTATAAAAAGCAAATGCCCTTAAAAAACCGGCACTCTGTCGTGTGACGATCTTGAAAGGGCATCCAGTAAACCGCTCGCCGTTTAGTTCCCAGACTTCCTGTCCGGGCACCTCAAACTCGCATACTGATTTTCGTCCTTTCAAGCAGTTGCGGCAGTTCACCGAAAACTCTCCCAAGTGAACCGCCAGTATCAGTTTTTTCTTTCGTCATCCGTCAGCTTCGATTCATTCAAAATGACTTCTGCAAGCTCCTGCCTTAATTCACTCGGAAACATAGCAATGATCCGGTCGGGAAGGGCGTTGCGCATCTTGCCCGCATAGTGAATGGTCTCGAACTTCACTTCGACCGGCTTGCTTGTCTGCGGGTCGAGAAAGTTGTCCATCCCTTTGAGCCCGAACTTGATCGCTGTGATCTGGCGTTTATTCCAGTTGAGCTTGACCTTGGCTTTCTCGTTCGGATTGGTCGAACTCATCTCGTAAGAACTCGACTCGTCGTCAATTTCCGCACGCAGAACCGGATCCAATACCCCGATGTGAAACACCGTCGGATTATTCGTGTCCGTGTCCAGCTTGGAAACAAACCGCCTCGTAGCGTTGATATCAATTCCTGTAAG